CTTTTTCTTCTGTTCGTGGGAACTTACTCTTGCGTAAGTTGCGACCTTGACTTCACTTTCTTTCTTGTGTTCCACGATCTCGCCGCAGAAGGCTTTGATGTCTGATAATCTGTACCTTCTGTGGTTTCCCGGTGTTTTTACTGGAACTAGCTTTCCTTCTTTATCCCATTCTCTGAGCGTATCGAGGCAGACACCGAGGATGTCAGCCGCCTTACCGATGCTCAACAACTGTTCGTTCATTCTCAATGAGTCCTTTTTCAAGGAACGCATTGAGCCATTCATCGTATTGTTCCTGAAACTCCTCTACTGTCGGAGTTTCCTCCAAATCAAAGAGAATCGGGTGGATTGTACCATCTTCCATCTCAAACTCGGTTTTGGTTACTCTAACGATTTTTCGACTCAACATGTTCATTCTCTCCTTATAATAGTCGTCTCAACTTCATTTTTTCTTTAGCAATCCGTAGATTTCCGAAGATTTTTCTTCAACTGTTTAGAACCCTCGGAAGATCAAACTTTGGATTCCCAATACTCTTTCAATAGAGATTCTAGCTGTTCTCTGATTTCTTCCTTGTATTTTTTCATTCCGGCCATGCGATGATGATTTGGACAAACAGGAGCTAGATTAAATTTGTCATTGTTGTCGTGATCTCCATCAACATGATGAACATCAATAGAAGCATCCCAACCGCAGATAATGCATTTTTCTTCGTGATCGTATTCATCAAAACACAACCTTCGGTAAATGCTTTCTTTGCGTACTAGATCCTTTGGCCTTTTTCCAATTGGGATGATTCCTACCAGACCTAAAATGTGTATTAGAACACGCATAGGAACAAGTTGTTTTTTCCTTAGGCTGTCCCTCTCCTACTTGGAATTTATTTTTGCAAACGGGACATATTTTGTCAACTAAAGGATATTTCCTAGTGACTTCTCCACCCCACTTTACAAAATGTGAAACATCTAGGTTGAGACGTTCCACATCACGCTTAATTTTTGCAAAATTTGTCCCATTGTTATACAGGTTGAGTTTCCGACAAACTTGACCTTTTGAAACGCTTTGTTCGATTGCCCTGATAAAGTCTTTATCTGAGTATGGTTTCTTTTTCATGCCCTATAAGAGTAAAAAGATTCCAAATCTAGCGAATGTTCCAAATCTAGCGAAGAAAGTCAGCGTGCGAGAATTTGCATCTCGTCCCCGTGGCACCCAGCCACGTATGCTACTGTTGAACACCACACGCTGAAAGTCAGCTAGCGAGAATTTGCATCTCGTCCCCGTGGCCCCAAACCACGTATGCTACTGTTGAACACCACTAGCTGAAAGTCGGCCAGCACAGAGTCGAACTGTGTCCCCGTGGTCCCAAACCACGTATGCATTTTCCGTCACACCCCAGGCCGCAAGTCGGCGTGCCCAGAATTGCACTGGGTCCCCGTCGTCCCGAACGACGTATGCTACTGTTACACTCCACGCCGAGATTTAAGTGATCTTACTAGTTTAAGGCATCACACCTTTTTTATCCCACCTTAGGAGGAATCATGTTTCGATTCGTGTTCAGTGCTGAATTTACCGAAGATGCCAAACTCAGGCCCACATTCGTCAAAGTCCCCAAATTGCCCGGTGAAGGCTACTTCCACACCACAATTACAGTCGATTACGAAAACAACATCAACGAAGATGAATGGATGGAGCTAGGAACCGGCTTGGCATTACATTACCAACTCGGCAAAGACCTCAAAGAACCTCATCACTTTAGCAAGGGCATCTTAGAGGTATACGACAAAAAAGGCGACATCATAGAAAAATGGACCCTAGAAGAAATGTACCCAACTTACATGGATTTTGGCGATCTAGATTATTCCACATCCTCGGAATGCAAAATCACCGTCCATTGGCGATACAACAAATGCACCCATGAAATCTTCAAACATCACACTCTTTTAGAAATGACGAAACCACCGAAAAAACAGAAACGTAATGTGAAATGTACTTGTGGGGCTCCTTTCATAGAAAATGCCCCGACATGCAACTGTTCCATTAAGCACGCTTTTCTAGGAATCGTGGTAATAGTCGGCCTTGTCTACGGTCTGATTTGGCTTCTTGGCTAAGTGACCCCAACCGGATTTGAACCGGTGCTTACGGCGTGAAAGGCCGTTGTCCTAGACCTGACTAGACGATGGGGCCTTGAAGCATACATATTAGAGTACACACCTAAAATCCTATTCAGGAGCGTTATGAAACCCACTAAGAATATAGGCCTCGGCCTGCTGGGCGAGGATGCCAAGAAAATCAAGTTCATCCACAAATGGTTTTGGACTTTCAAGGTTGACTTTGTCGAAGAGGAAATCTACTTAAACTCCAAGATGAAAGTCACAAGCCGACCAGCCGAAGGCGAAGGCACTTTGACTACGATCCTTTATGATTTCTCCGATGTTAACAACGAAATCATAAGGCTCTGTGAGTTGTGGAAATCCAGCCATCCAGAACGCAACAAGTACGGAACTGGAGTTCTGACCATATGGCTTCCAGATCATACCGAGTTCACAGAAGAAACGTGTCTCAGCAATGTTCCAATGAAGCCATTTGAACAGTGGACGCTTTCAGATCTGGAACTTGTGGATGTAAATTTCTCAGAACTAGACTTCACTAATTCTGAACCCGTTACCGTTGAATTTACATGGAGATATAGCACAGCTATTTACAAAAACTTATGCCCACCATCAAGTACAGAGTTACCGGAGCAAGACCTTACTTCTCATGTTACTGCGACACCGCCAAAGATGTGCGACAACTCTTAGAGTGCGAAATTTGGGACATGGAAGACTGTTCAATTGACGACATTCCGTTGAGGGACTTTCTCACAAAGATCGAAACGAAGTTTGATTGTCACACCTTTTGTCTGAACCGGCCAGACGAGGAGGTAGACAAACGGATTGCCGAGGTCCTCGGCTGTCCTATCTAGTTCTTAGTGTCTCATCAAGTCGCCAAGACAAATACCTGGACTGTTCCAGAATCGATTCGGCTACCGCCGAATCGATTCCCTCACAAATTTCTTTGAGAACGTTTTGTTGGAAATCGAAACCTTTTCGGATCATGCTTGGGGACCACATATGGCCAAAGCCATGAGCCCACCAGAATTGGCACGAATGCTGGGCGGCTAGGAACTTCCAGCTTTTTTCGGCACCGGAAATTTTGGCAGCGGCAATCAGGAGTGCCATGTGTGCATGTTGCGTCTGATGGATTGCATTTTGCGGGTGGTTCCATAACGGGAAAGCGATGCCTCGATTTCTGTCTTCGTCTTCTGTACTCCACGTCGTTGAGGCAATTTCATCCTTTTCATCGACATGATATTCCAAAGCGTCGGTTCCAATCGACCGAATACTTCTGTGGTTGAGTAGGGCGAAGAGGAAATCGAAGTATCCTCGCTGATGTTCTCCGAAAGTTTCAATGTCCATTGCCAAAACGATTGGCACACCTAATCGATCTCTAGTGTAGCGGATTTCGGAAACGACACTTTCCACTCCACCATGCTGTCGGAATGCGATGCGGTTCGAAATGCCCTTGTCTCTGCAAAGCAACAGGGCTCGATTACTTTCGTTGCGTATAGCGTACAAACGTCCTGGTTGGTAATGAAAAAGCGTATTGGACGGACAGATAATAGCCTCATATTCGTTGGCAAGCTCTTTGACTACTTCTGTGGAAATAGCTTGTTCGGGCGGCCAGAAGGCCCTCGGTTTTTCTGTTAGTCCATAAGTTTCGTTGTTGAATGCTTGATGCTTCTCGATCTGCAATTTTCTAGAGTTGCAATCAATGAGAGGCATGATCGGATGGTAACAGGCCGAATCGAGCATTTCAATCTTATCGTCTTGAATTGCCTGTCTTATTTGCTCAATAATTTCAGGATATTCCTCACAAAGAATATTAGTCAGGCAGCCTTGGATGTTCAAAACAATTTTAAGATGTTGTCGTCGATTGATCTCTTCAACAAATGGACGATAAGTGTTATTGACAATACGTCGAACAACTTCAGGTTCTTGAATTGGATATGGCGGTTGATAAGCGTGTAAAACAAAAATGATTTCGGATTTCTTTGCCATACTGTATTTAGTAGAGTGTGAGCCCTTTTCTTGTACGATCTTGGATTCATGTTTGTTCTCTATAATGACAGTTAGACGATGGTGCCTTATTTTCTTTGGGTTAAACTAAATACAATTATGGAATTTAAAGAATGGCTAAAATTAGATGAAAATGCTTGTCGCACCGGTGCCAAAATGCCTCTTTATCCTCCTCAATATTGCACTCATCCCTATGAATATCTTGGTGTAGAGCTTTATCATATGCCGACTGCTGCTGACTTGGTTTATTATTTAACGGCAAAAGTGACCCCATTTAAATGGACAAATTTTGATTTTACTTCGGGTTAAACAAACCGCCCCCCAGCTTTGGCTGGGGGGCGGTCACCCATCCCAAAACAAAGACCACTGTGCGTAACCAAATTGTCAATGAACACAAATTCGCGAGCCTTTCCACCCAAGGTCTTTGCTCGCATGGCTTCGAACTTAGTTCTCACCATCTACTCTTTTTCAAAAACGACCCACATTAACCCGGCTGTAACCGGGGCTCTTAATTTTTCCCACAGTTCTTGCCGATGTTCATCGCAGAGATATGCTTCCGAGGTCGTTTGACCTCCCCAGCGACAAAACACGTTGGGTTCGTTTTTGCACTCATGTATTCCGCATTTCTTTTCCAACTTGTAACCTCCACAATCCTAGATGAAGGGCACGATGGCAACAACGACATAACGGAAGCAAATTTCTTTTCTTGTTGTTTTCGTGGTTACCATCTTTATGATGAATCTCTACGCATGAAGCAAATTCATCATACCCGCATCTTGCACAAACCAATTCCTCCAATTCAAATTGTTCCCGGTATTTCTCTTCCCCGGTCGAGTAATGAGGAGGCTGTATTTCCTTAATCCCCCCTTTTACTCTTTGGGCTTTATCTTTACATTGTCTTGAGCAAAAATAGAATCCACTTCTAGAACTCTTCATTTTCGATTTTGTCCTGAAGAACTCTTTGCCGCATGTTGCACAAGTCAACGGGTATCTCTTCCTAGCCGCTTTCCTTGCACAATCTCTACTGCAATAAAAAGCTTCTTGGTCTATTCTGGTCCAAAATTCTCCTTTGCAAAACAGGCAATTCTTAACAAAGCCCTTTCTCCTTTTTCCACAAACGTCCTTAAAAACATATTGCATTTTACTTACCTCCACCTTTATTAGAGTGTGGTGGAGGCAAGTTTCCTCACGCAAGTGGAGGCTACCGGGCTCAAACCGGTGACCTTCTGGTTGCAAACCAGACGCTCTCTCAACTGAGCTAAGCCCCCATGTGAGCCCGGCATTATTCTCCGAAGGGCCATGGACCCCGCAGAGTTCCTATTCCTCGTCGTGACCGCTCGGGCTCTTTTATTCCTCTCGTAATTTGTCTTGAAAATATTTCTTAGTTGCCAATGCCGTAGCCTTACCCACTGCTTTGGAAACCGCCCTATCCCAAACAATTTCACCCTCAGCTTCACGCTGCACATCCTCACACATAGCTGCAATAATTTCACGCATCTTTTCCATACAAGGATTCTCGATCTTATCGAGAATGTGTGCCAAACGCATAGGAGTTACCCACTCTTCTGCGATGGCTTTGGCATCATCCAAAATCTTTAATTGTTCAGGACTTACTTCTCTTTTCGTCTTTGTTTCTTTGAACTCATCTCTTTTATGTTTCGAGATAATTCGGTCATCGTTATTTTTCCTCAGTTCAATAAGCGGACGGAGAACCACGCCTTCACGCTGATGGCCCTCACCCATTCCATTCCTAACGGCCTGAACCGAATCACGATCTCGTTCCTTGTCAATCTCATCCAAATCAGTTGAAATCTTTTCGTAAGCTACAAACTCTAAACCAAGATCTTTGGCGAACTCTTCGGCCTGCGGTACAGCCAACCAACAATCGTTGATTTTTACATCAAACACGACGAATTTCAGAACTTTGCCGTAAGTTGCCGACATACCCTGGCACTTCCCGCCGTAGGCTTCGCCGTAGATTTCCACTCGATCAATGCCCTTCATCTTTTCCATGAGGGTATTTTTGTCGAACAGAGCGACGAAGTTCACATGGTCTACACCACCGGAGAAGAACGACAACATCGGCTTTCCGTCCTGTATCTTATACGTGATATGAGCAGACGTACCGTGGATCTTCTCAAGTGCATAGCACTCCTTAAACATAAGGAGTTCCTGGCACTTATACAAATTTTCAATGTGCATGTAACCCATGATTCACCCCAATAGATTCCTGTTCTTTTCCAAAACCTCCTGGATTTCTCTTAATGCCGTAACTGCTGCATCGGGATTAACGATGCATTTGTCAAGGCTACCATAGTGATGTTCCAGACATTGAAGGAGCAATTTCTTGATTCTCTTTTTGTCTGGCCGATCAGGAAGAGAACTTTGGTGATACAACTTCTCCAGTTCTTTTTCCTTCACACTAAACCATTCACGAATTTCCTCTTCAGGAACTTCACCACGTCGAACAGCTTTCATGTGTTCTCTTGCTTGCATAAGGTCCATATCCCCATGCATAAGCAATTGTTCCACTTCGTCTAAAAGCCTAACTACGTGGTACGCGAATTTCACGTCGTATCCGTATTCTTCCCTTATCTCCTTTCTTTTTCCTTCGGGCTCTTTCGTCCTCATCTTGTGAAGCTGACTGAAAGCGTAGCCCTTAAAAGTATTCCAACATCCTTTGTGGATGAAAATGTGCCGATTCTCTCGGACCATGTTTCCGACCTGAGTAATGTGCAATACACACTCTTGCCGGGTATACAAGCTGTCCACGACGTTCGGGTTGTTCTCCGTCACCAGCTTGAAGAACTTCACGATGTTGAAAATCGTGAGGTCATACTGGCGACCTTTTCCGCCCCTCTCGTCTTCGACATCAACATGATCCGCCAAAAACTGCCCGAACCGTTTCTTATCGGGCTTCCAGTCAAATTGTGCCAACTCTCCTGCCAAGTGCGGAAAAACGATTTCCTTCGTCGGAACACAGAAACCGTACACGTCCATGTCGCTACTGTCTGTGCTGACCCCATATGCCTCCGAACCCATGATTGTCTCGTACATGACATTCGTGGGGACGAATGACGGGGGACTAATCAGTCCTTTCTTCGTTAGTTTTTGTGTTACGCTTGACATTTGAATCCTGTTCCCAAATATTGCCGCCATGTTCTATTCGGTGACAATTAGCACAAAGTACATCACATCTTGCTATGGCTTCTTTCAATTTTGGTATTGTCGCTTTCCGAACAACCAATTTGGATATTGTAAAATCCTTACCATGGCGATGGTGAAAATCAAGACATTCTGGTCTACTCTCACCACAATTTTTGCACTTTGAATTTCCCCTCACTTGTTTGATAAACTGTCTTGCTCTTTCTATTCGTCTCTTGTTCTGTTCGTATTGCGGGCTGCGATTTCCTTTCTTTAATCTTCCACTTGGGACAGAATTTGCGTGACCCTTTCTATGACAATTGGCACATATCAAATCACACTTTTGTATTTCTTCCAAAATTGTGTCCCAAGCAACTCTGTCCCTGACAGCCGTTGTTATTCCAAAGTTTTTCTCTTTGGGATCTCGATGATGGAAATCCAAACATCTTGGATCATCCTCACCGCAAATACAACAGGCTGCTTCACACTTAAGTTGTCTTAGCTTCGTCTGCCGATCCTCCCTCAACTTTTTGGCTTTAAGTTGGTATTCCTTTTTGTTTCTTTTGTAGTGTTCTCTTAAATACTCTTTTTGTTTTTCTGGGTCTTTGTATGGCATTTTGAACCTCCTACTCTAAATGAGTAAGAAGGTTCAAATTCCCTCAAGTGATTCAAACCCAAGCGGTGCTGACGGGTTACGCTCCCGCTCTTACGGCTCGACAGGCCGTTGTGCTACTATCACACCCCAGCACCTTATTCTTCTCTAAGTTTCTTTTCTATTCTCTCCTTTTTGCACTTAGGACATTCAATGCTTTGGATGATGTGCCAAACTTGAGGATACGGATGTTTGTAACATTTTCGCAATCCGCTACACCACCATAATTGAAACTCCTTCGTGTAAATTGTGTCACTGTGTTGTATTCCCCTCGCTTCACCCTTGATGGTTTTTTCGTGTTCCCACCAACGTCCTGGTTTCCCAAGCCAATTCAGGAACCTCCACCAAAGTGTACGTCGCCAAAGTCTCCAAGTCATTTGGCTTTGTAGTTTTCTGCGAGCCTTTTTCCTTTTTTGTATTTCTCCGAAAGCTTGTACTCCTTATCTTTAAGGTCTTCTACCCAATCGGCTGTTTCGACAGCCTCTACGTCGGGCTTCTGTTTCTTTTTCTTCGGTTTTGTCGATTTCGGTTTCATTCAATCAGCCCATAGTTTCTCGCCCACTTGCGAACAGCACTATCGGTAACGTTGTATTTTCTTCCCAATGCAAGCCAAGACATTTCTTTAATTTCTCTCTGCAACTGCTTTTTTGTGGGCCTTTCCACTTTTCTGCGAGATAAATCTGCACACTCTTTCGAGCAATATCTAATTCTATTTTGTTTTGGCTTAAACAACTTTTCGCAATGCAAACATTCTTTCTCTTTCACTTTTGGTTTTCTTGGTTTCTTGAACCACAATTTTTTAAGTTTATGAGACCAATCATTTTCCAAGTGGGCCTCCCCAGACTTGAACTGGGAATCCCCGGTATGTAACACCGATGCGATAGCCAATTTCGCCAGAGGCCCATAAATGTTAATTATTTTCTCTTTCACTAATGTTATGTTCCAGTAAATCTCACTCTCCCAAACGTCACAAACTTCCCAGCCCCTTTTTTTCAAGAATATCATTGCATTCTTATCTTGCCTCAGATTGTGTTTTTGAATGTCTGTTAAATTCGATTCATTATACAAAATCGGATTAGCGTGCCAAAAATCTCCATTCACTCTAAAAACAATCTTGCTTTCAACATCCACATAATCACAAACGTATCGTTGTATGGGATATTGAAAACATATCCGAGGATTAGGATCATCAACTAATGAACAAATTTCCTTAACATAATCAGGAAACTTTACTCCTATACCCAATGAATTTAATATCTCCTTAAATTTTCTTTCTGGTTTTGTCCAAAATTTTCTATTCCTCTTTGCGGCTTTTTTCCCCGCTTCACTAAGTCGCTTTCGACCATCTTCACTCAATCGACGACGACCTCTCTTAATGCAAAGCTGAGACGATTCACTCAGGGATCTTCTTCCCTTCACATTCTTTGCGACCCTTGCACTACAAACGTCAAGTTTTTCTTGAATCTCTTTATAAGTTAAACCTTGATCGTATAACTCCACAATTTGTTTGTCTATTTCTTGAGTATCCATACTCTAAAAGAGTCGAACCTCACAAACTTTTTCTCCAAAAAAGTCTTAAAATTTAAGGGTTCGACCTACTTGTTCGCTGTTCGGGAACAAGTAGCAGAGGCGGGGATCGAACCCGCCAGATCGCCCTTATGAAAGGCAATTGAACACCAGTTCCTCTGCTGTGTTAATGCGTATGATCGTGAGCATTAACACCGTTTTTGGCACTGGCGTATGATCGTGAGCATTATCTTTCTAACCAACCTCCTAAATCGTTAGCACCTAAAATTACCGTTCTCTTATTCTTCCCTTTTGAAAGATGGAAGATGAAGAGCTTTTCGCCTGAACCGGAGCTTACCCGATCCACCGTCCAGCCTTTCATCCGTTCGTTGATCTTCTCCAGGTCTTTCTTATCAATTCTCATAGCGAGCCATAGAAGAGTCGAACTTCTTCTTGCACCTTCGCAGGGTGCCGTGCATCCGCCACACTCATGGCTCATCCCAACAAAAAAAACCTCCCAGGCGAAGCCTGGGAGGTTTTCTATTCCACCGGCCCAGGCAAAGTCCTGAGCCGACTATATGGGCTCAGGAAGGGTTAGGTATCGACGGCTGCGGGCATACGCACCTCGATCCTGACCGTTCTTCGCGGTTCTGGACGGGTCGCTATGTGCCAGCAGTTATTCATCGATCTTACCTGAGTCGATTGTTCGTGTTAGTTATGTAGACGCATCTCGGAGAAAATGGTTCACTGATTTTCGGAATTTTCCTCATCGTCGGGAAAATGGATCGGCGGGTGATGCTCGTCGTCATTCCAGTATCGTATCCATCCACATACAGTACACGTATCCCTATCCCAAGAGGCATCCCTTTCGTGTTCCATAGTCAGACAATCATGCTCGGTATCCCTGTTGCAATTCGTGTCGTTCGTCTTTGTATTCTTTCATTCTTTTCTTCTTTTCTTTCCACCAATAAGCTTCTTCAAGCGACTTTCCTCGTAGCGATTTGGATCAGCCAATCCGTTGTCAAGTCGCCAAATTTCGGTTTCATACCTTCCCAACTCATCCTCGCAGATACAATGGCTTTCCCCTTCTTCGACAACCATGCTTCTGTGGCTACCATACTGAGACGGAAACGGATATTTTTTCTGTTCCAGTTTGGCCATTTATTATCCTTTTTAGTAGCCCTCCTATGGAGGGGTGATTGACACAATTGATTATAGCCTCAATCGTAGGGTTTGTAAAGCCCGATTTTTCGCTCAATCTCATTGGAATGCTTCGTTGGATACAAATCCATCATTGCCTCAGCACAGAGACGGCAGAAAGCCATGGTTGTATGTTGACAATGAGAATTTTTGCATCCAGTCATTTGAACCCTGCCATAGAACTTGTAGTAAATCCACACGCGAGTACCGCCTTCGATGGCTGGACCAAAAAATTCCAGGGCGAATCGCCGGGGAAGCCAGACAAGAGTTTGTCCTGTTCTAAAATAATGGTTGTGGAGGAAGTCTGCATTGGCTAGTTTGTCATCTTCATAGACCGCACAAGGCAGTTTGTCTTTGACAGTTACATAGCTATATCCCCAAGTCTTTTCATCGCCAAAATCCACATACCAATCATGGGGAAGAGGGTCTCTGTCGGAATCAACGACCCCGTTGGGATCATTGTATGCGTCTTCCAATTCCTGCCATTCATCTCTGGTTGGAAAATCTATCTCAATGGGCCCTCCCTTATAGACAGGTGGAATCTCGGGCTCCTTGGAAGGAACCAGAGTCATCGGTAAGAACGATGCCGCCGCACTGACTTGCAGAAATTCACGTCGGTTCATTTTAATTCCTCTCTACAGGTACAACCGAGATATTCAAGATGTTTCTCAATTACCCCAGGTGTCAGATAAGGTGGCGGGTCCTCGGCAGTATAGGGATCACACCCATTCTTCATGAGTTAGTTTACGTCTGATTTCCTCACCATCGGGGAATCTCATGACAAATTCATAAGGTTCATGAGATTCAGCTTCTATTCCCATAGCAAAGGAATGGGAATGGTTACAGACACATTTGATTCCAAAAGGAATTACGCAATAGGCCCCATACAATCACATCCTCATTGAAACGAACAATGGGATTTACTTGGTCTTTTTCTTCTTTTTGGGGAACTTCTTCTTCCCCGGCCCCGGTTTGTCGTGCTTCTGGCATTCTTCGCACTCCTCTTTCAACAATTGTATTTCATCCGGCTTGAGCCTGTGAGTTGCGTGATCGTAATATTCGCCAAACAGTTGTTTGTGCCAGACTGTGATAATCATATCACAGCCTTGTGACTCAAACGAAATGCTTGAGTATTTGCTGCTAGTTCTGGGCATGGGGTCGCTCCATTAAGAACTATCGGATTTTGATATTCAACTTTTTCTAATTCGTGACATTATTTGAATTTCCTCCCGATCAAAATCCCGATAGAGATCAAACCGCCAGTGACAATCAGAAAGAAGAATCCCATGCAAACATCCGTCGCCATCCATAGTCTTTCATAACCGGGATCGGGCGGACCATTGACCAAATGGCTGAGACCATAGCCGCAAGCGAATAAAACGAGAGTAACAAGTACGATGATTAGAGCTTTCATAAGCTGACACTAGCTCCCAACGCTAAAATTAGGTCCTTCCACTTTTCAGCAATTTTATCGGGTCCATATGGCAACGCAAACTTCGACAAATCGACCGGCTTATCCTCCAAGGTTTTCGCTATCAATTCATCCGTCGTGTTCCATGTTTCTACCCCTTCAATCCTAGCGATGCCGCCGCCGTCATAAACCAACGCTCTACAATTGGCGGCGAGGGCTTCTACCGCAATCATACCAAAGTGTTCATAGTTCGATGGATATCTAGCTCCATAGCCCGCTCCGTGCCACAAAATCTTACTCTCCCCATAAAGTTTAAGCAACTCGTCGTAAGAGATGTTGTGCTTGAACTCGATGGCCTGCCCTTCAGCTACCCGCTTTACCCGCTGAAAATAGTCTTTCTGTTGGACGGTGCCCACAAATACCAACTTCCATCCTTCGGGCATCTTTCTAAAAGCTTGAGCCAAAATCTCCTGATTTTTGTTGTTGCCGTCTTCTATCCAAAAGAATCTGCCGATGGATAAAATCTGGTTCTTCTTTTCGTAGCATTTTGCGGCCTCAATGATCTGATCTATTTCCATAGATGGTTCGATCACATCAGCCCGCACTCCCCATTTCAATTCAATTTGCTCGGCGGTAAATCCTGAATTAGCAACCACCTTGTCGTACTTTTTGATCCCTTCGGACCAGTCATATTGTGGGTAAAATATGACCGCGACGTTCTTCCTGGCAACGGGCTCCGGGAGTGTAAAATGGGAGATGTTGATAAAGAGGTCATATTGACCACCTCTCTTTGGTCTATACGATAGCCCCTTCATCCCAAACACTTCGCTTAAGGCAACTCCCCCAGGACCCACCTCCACTTCTAGGTTCTTCAGGAATCTACCAAGGATCTTCAGGATACCAAAACTGTGTGCTTCGCCTCCTCCGTAAGTTCGATTGTGTGCCAGTCTAAGTAGACAACGAGGTCCACTCCTTAATTTCAAAGTTGGAATTGAACTACGCTTTATTCTCATGACTCCACAGTTAAAAGAGCATAATAGGCCGAACCTTCCCTTCTCATTTTCTTACCTCGCCTAGTAACCAATTGGCTGTCAAATCGAGGCTCCCAATTCTGTTTAACGTGACCCGGATTAGGGTGTCTGGTAAACGGAATATACGGACAATACTGATAGCCCGCGTCATAGAACCAGCCCTTGTTCACTGGTGAGGGTCGTCTGCCAAGCAAGATCTCATTCTTGGGAAAGAGCGGATCAACAAATACTTTATAAGCACAATTAAGAATACCAACGCAACCAATAATACTAACGCAACCAATCCCCATAGGACAATTCCACCAAAAATGCCGGGGAATAATCCTATGGGCCATTGCAGGAGAAGTGTAAATCCAATCGTGCTTGCCCCTTAAAGTCTTTCTTTGAATGAGACATCCAAGAACATGTATGTCATTCAGAATCTTGCCATGAGTTCGCAAGACACAATCACGTAAACGCAATATTTCCTTTGTACCAACATTGTTTTTTAAATCGGTAACGATTTCCCTGGTGATTTCGTCGGCAATTTGAAGGGAATCAAAGTAATATGGGGATTTCAAAACCATGGTCTTGGCACAAATTTGTTCTTGTTCGCGAGCAAGAATAATACTCTTGTTGCTTTTTTCGTATTTAAATCTCTCATAAATGACCATGTCATAAGGAGCGGTCATGGCTTGTACCGAAACTAAATCCTTTCCAACGAACTGAGAGTATACATCAAAAACTTTTTGAAGATCGATGTTGGGCCAATCCTTGTAAGGAGAAAACGGATAATCGTTCATTAGATCCTGGTTGTCGATCATTACCGCCAACTCAGGAGCATATTCTTCATTGACCTTTGAGAAATCGAAATGCTTGCTCCATTTGTTAAGAGCAATCTTCTTTATCGTATCACGATCATAGTTTCGAACTCTGAAAGGCGGCAACTTGCGTTTAGGTTTGTCTTCAGACAAAACCCTGAGAGGAAGCACCGCTGCGGCTCCCGCCGCAGCGGTGCCTTTTAGAAAGTCTCTTCTATTCATTTTTCTGTCCTTAAATATTGATAGTATAGCCATATCTTTCTGCCATAGCGATGAGCCGATCTTTGATTTTACCCTCTGGTATTTGGGTTAGTGTCTTGCGACTTCCTCCAATATTACACCGCCGATTTGTGTAGTAGGAGTTTTTATCCACTCCCAGGAAATCCATCAACACCTTGACATCAGATTCCACGGGATATAGAAGGTCTGGCTTTTGTCTTTCAATGAGTTCGTTCCACTCTACGTAAAAAAGGCATGTTCTTAAAATTGGGTCGAGGTCCTGGTTTAAGCTGGGAACGTGTTCATAAATGAATTTGTGGTAAACAGACGAATCGGAATTAGGACGCTCCCGAAAGTAAATAAACTCTTGCAACAAGGAAGAAATTGTGTCTACGGGATTTCTCACTATATGAATCACTTTTGAAGAATCTAATTCGGCTAAATATGGGGCCGCTAGGTAGCTTGACTCAGCAACAACTTTGTCTTGTTTGGTTACCCAAACATCTGGGTTTTGATTGATGGGAAACCAATTTTCGCGACCGACAACATAAACCTTTTTAACTATTGAATCTCGCCTAATTCCCGTAGGAGTAAAGACTGCTTCATGTGTGCATGGAAAACCCAAGCTAGTCAGCAATCTCGCCATATAAACCGTACCGCAGCGTCCCGTTCCTGTAACAACGTAATCAAGACTTCGTTTTGGAATCTGTGGTTTAAAGAGCTTCACTATCCCTCCGGGTAACAAGTGCGATTCATTTTATTCCCAACACTTGGTTATTTTATCTTCGGCTTTACCAGCTTTTTTTTTTTAGTTTCAACGTAATTTTCGATATCTTGTTCAGTAATTTTCATATTCCACCTCCCAGAGTTTTTTCAATCTCCTGCCGTTTAGCATTCTCGATTGCTTCCGGCAACGCATCTATGGCCCATTGACAGCCGTTCAGGGCGAAGGCTAAAATCCATTCTAGCCCTGTGGGATAGATGGTTCGTCCATCTTCTGTGACTATTCCTGGTGCGAATATTTCACTCATTTCATCAGCCTCAACAAAACTTATATGCCCAAGACATTTTGCCTTTTTCATAATGCGTTATTTTTTCTTTGGCCCTTGTAATTCTTCGATCTCATACATCTCTTCTCTACTAGACACACCGGGTTTACGGGTGGGCCTATGAACCCATTTTTTGTGGTCGTCGGTTTCCAACTCATCTCCCGCTCGTACCTCGGAAACTCTTGACACCGTATGGAGATTGACGACCCCACCACTAATTTTGGCATAGGCCTGACCTGTTGCTTCTACAAAGATTTCTTCAATAACCACTTTCGTTTGTTTTTGGGATGGGCCTTCATCGGTTTTCACAATTTTCAAGTCATCGCAAATGCAATTACCTCGGTATCTTTCCAACCAATCCGTCAACTCGCCTATAGACATTTCATTAGTGAGGGGCAGGGTGACGGTATCTTCTGTGCCCGCAGGAGTGGTCCTACGGAGAATGGCTAAGTAAGTTGCTTGACCCATAACCGTTTCTCCCATTGTTTGGATCGTATACGCATTCTAGCCGCCAGCCAAACGTTGGCGGGACTGTGTTCTTTACTCCAAAGGTCTTGGACATCCACTTCCACAATTACCAAATCCTCGATCCTCCTGAATCGGTTTGTGAATTTGACGATCTCTTCTAGTGTCGGCAGAACGTGAAAACCAGATTTGTATTTCTTCGCCTTTTTCTTGCCGCCATCGGTGACGGTCTTAATCTCTGCATCCAACCATTCGTCTAGCGGTAGTCTTCTGCTGCCGCTGAGTCCATGGAAGAGTGTTGTCGGAAGGCCTTCTTTGTCTCGGAGAAGCCGCCAGTATTTCTTCTGGCTATCAATGAATTTATCCTTCATTACAACTCTCCTTCCGTAAATTCCCTTCGGACCGTTTCCTCCACCGAACTTAAATCGAAACTATCGATTAAGAAAGCCTGTTTGAACCTATGGTCCCAACCGATTACCAGGGGATCAATCGTTCTATCAAGAAATTGATTCATACGGTCACGAATCGTAGGAGTCTTACGTTCCCAAGATTGGCCCATTGTTTCAACCGTCCAAGGACCTGCTTCGGTAATAATGAAAATTTGGAATTTAAAAAAAGGATCATTGTTGGCTCGGGCGATACTGTCATGAACTCTTTCAGGAATGCACCCTTGAAATTTCTGGTATATCTGGCACTTGCTCTTAACGCGAAGAAGAGGAGGCCGACGCCGGAAAAATCTTTTGTTGTTTTGAGATTTACGTTGCCTTTCTACAGATTCGATTGCCTCATTACGAGCAATGTCGAACAATTTGTTAAAAGCATCTTCATAGTAGTGACGTGGTTGATCGTATTGGGTTTCCGATAACCAACGATCATAGGAAGCCGAGGATAGAGACCATTCGATGTTCTCAAGTTCCAAATTGACCATTTTGAGTTGTCGAGCCTTTTCGGTGTACAATTCATCAATTCTGGATAGTTTTAGACAAGCATCAATTGAAGGATCGCAACCTTTTTGAATGCGGTACTCTAACTGAGCGATATGTCCAGTTCGGATCTTATCCACCGATTCAAGAATAGCGATTTTTCTTTTCAGAAGGTCAATCTCGTTCACTGAAATCTCCAAAATGCTGGTTCAAAGCCATATGCGGTTGGATTAACCTTCACCTTGGTCACTCCAAGTCCATCCTCTGAAACCTCCAAGACTTCTTTGCAATTTTGGCATACTTTATGAGGTAGATTGCTGGAGCCGGGAAAATATCCACACTCAGGACATCGCCAGACTACCGCCAGCAACCCACATGAACCAGTTCTATCAAAATCTCGGATTGCTTTCGTATACCAAATCATCTTACTCGCTGAAATCATACTCCTCCAAAATGCTCTTCCATGCCTCTTCAATCGAGGCGATGACTTCTTGGGCGGCCTCGGCTTCATCTTCTTTAATCTTGCAGTCCTCAGGATCAATCTTTGCAAGAGTTGTCAGCCGCTTTTTCATTACGTCAATTTTTTCTTTGTGAATAAGTTTCATTTTTGCCTCCTATCAGATCGATCAAAGCAGGAAAACCTTTCTTGCCTTGAGTTTAATCGTCAATTGTAACCTCTTTATAGGTTCTTTGCCACCACCATTCTTGCTTAACAACCCACTCTT